AACAACCAGATCCGGAACCACAACCGGAACCAGAACCGGAACCAGAACCGGAACCAGAACCGGAACCAGGACCGGAACCAGAACCAGAAACAAATGTAGAAACCGTTGTTTCTGATATTAGAAATATTTTAAACGATAATGTTCCAGAAAAACAAAACAAAATTTCATTAAAATCTTTAATTTATGTTTTAGGATTATGGTCTGGAAATAAATTAAAAAGTACAAATTTTGAACAAGAATTAAATAAATCAACATTAGATGATGAAAATTTAGATGATATTGAAAAAGTTATTGAAATTATTCGATTATGGGTAAATCAAGGTGTAAGTTTCAAAGAAAATAATTATTTTATGAATATAGATGAATATACCCTTCAATCTGAATCTAGAAATCTTGATGTAAGTGAAAAAAATAATTTATTAGAAAAATTAATCACACTTTGTATTGATTGTTCTAAGAGAAAATATAACACTAGTGAAATTTTGGAAATATTAGATACTTTATAAATTTAGTTATTTCATTTAGTTACTGTATGCTAAACCGCCCATACCAGACATGATACGAAGGACATTGTAATTAACGGCATAAACATTATGATTTAAATAAGGACTAGACCCTCCAACAACTAGTTGAGCATTATCAATTCTCGAAAAGTTACAAGTCCCCGATGGTTGATGTTCTTCCGGTTTAAGGGCAAAAGAATAAACAGCAATCGCATCCTTATTAACTGTAGATCCATATCCCGTATGATGTTCCCATATTTGAGTCCTTGTAAAGTAAGTCGAGGATCTTTCTTTAAATCTATCATGACCATTTAATTTTAATTGATAGGTATTATCATCATCTAGGGATTGTGGTTCTCTTAAAATAGCATTATTTTTAGCATCATCCTCGTCCCAAGTTTGAGGGAAGGAATAATTTATGGGACTTATAGATGATATACTATCATCTAAAATATTATGACTAGATGTCCAAATTAATTCTTTTACTGGATGATTAAAATTAAGATTCATATTTTTGGTATTAGAAAATTCTTGAAATTGAAGTTGTTCAATTAAGTATTCATGAGAAACTTGAGCAAATCTTCTTCTTTCATCTGTATCAAGATAAATATAATCACACCATAAAGTAAATTTTTTATTTCCGACATTAGAAGAATCTAAATCAGTATATGACAACGAAAGTGTATTACTATTTGACATTAAATTATCATCTACATCACCCTCATTTACATTTTTGACCAAATTTTGATATTTTTCAAAAGTCATTTTAACTTTAACTTCGTGATATTGTAGAGCAATCAATGGAAGAGCAAGACCCGGATTACGACAAAACCAGAAATATAACGGGATATATATATTAGTATTAGATATATCTCGATTCGTATCGTCATTCGAAGATGTAATAATACTATTCCATGAACCTGTCTTTAATCCAACTACGTTATCGGTGGACAGACCTGTTGAAACAGGACCCCCATTACCAGACATAGTATTGAAAAGAGTTGATCTTTTAATTGTATTATCACTTATACTTTGTTCATTAGATCCATTATCAAAAGAACCATCTGGATTTTTTTCAACCAATTGTGAATAAACAGAATGCCAGTGATTATAGTGACGATCAATTTTTTGACCCCCTATTTCTAGTTCACATTCTTTAATTAAATTAGAACCATAATTACTGGTTATATTTAAATACTCTTTCAAAGATGATCCATTGGATTTAAATTCGACAGTATGTTCTAAATACATCCTGTAAACTAAATCTCCATTTCTGGAAATAGTTGCTGAAACATTTTTACCAAAATCAGATGTTCCGTTAAAAGTTTGAGCAATTGCCTCCATCGAAAAGTTCGTGTGGCGACGATACACAACCTTGAAAAAAGTAATCTGGGGATTCCCCGTTAAGTAAATATCTTGAGCTCCATAAGCGACAAGTTGCATTAAACCTCCTCCCATCTTTTTATACCTTTATTATAGAAAAAAATTTTGACTAAATAAAACAAATTTAGTCAAAGAAAAAAATAATTTTAATTAGTAATTTATCTTGTTTAATTATATTCATTTAATTACTGTATGCTAGACCACCCATACCAGACATGATACGAAGGACATTGTAATTAACAGCAAATATCTTAGAATTGGCGAGAAACGAAGCAGAGCTAACTAACTGAGCATTATCAATTCTTGAAAAGTTACAGGTTCCCGATGGCTGGTGCTCTTCCGGTTTAAGGGCAAAAGAATAAACACAAATAGAATCATTCAGAACTCCATCTTCTGTACTATTAAGACCACCTTGACCACTATGATGCTCCCAAATTTGTGTTCTAGAGAAATATGGATGGGGTCTCTCTGTGAATCTATCATGTCCATTTAATTTCAAATGATATTTAGCACCAGCGAACCCATTCGCATCCGCGGTTCCAAGTCCAACAACTGGTTCCAACGACACCCCTGTCCCATTTTTCCGAGTCCAAATTAGTTCTTTAACTGGATGATTAAAATTAAGATCGCTGGATGTCTCAGTTTTTAATTCATCATCTTGAACTTGTTCAATTAAATATTCGTGAGAAACTTGGGCAAATCTACGACGTTCATCTGTATCAAGATAAATATAATCAGCATATAAAGTATTTCTTTTAAATCCGGATGAGCCGGAGAATGTTCCGCCGAAATCGTGTTCAAGTATAATCTTAACTTCGTGGTATTGGAGGGCGATCAAAGGTAGAGCAAGACCAGGATTACGGCAGAACCAGAATTGTAGCGGAACTGTATATAATACTTGTACCGAAGGAGCACCGGTCACTCCACTCGAACCTGACATTCTTTGAAATAAAGATCCGCCATCGCCTTCTGGTGCCGCTGCGAGCGATGTAGAACCGAAATTTTTCTGCGTTAATTCAGACCATACTTCCATCCATTCTCCTGTATGCTTATCAATTTTTTGACCCCCTATTTCTAATTCAATAGAATTTATCCAAGATACTCCTGGATTATTATCCGGGGTCTGGTCGGGCATTTTTCCCTCAATTTCTAGATACATTCTGTAAACTAAATCACCGTTTCTAGAAATCGTCGAAGTACAACGAGTATTTTGACCAGTTTCGTCACCGTTCCAAGTTTGAGCAATTGCTTCCATTGAAAAGTTCGTGTGGCGGCGATACACAACCTTGAAAAAAGTAATCTGGGGATTCCCCGTTAAGTAAATATCCTGAGCTCCATAAGCAACAAGCTGCATTAAACCTCCTCCCATCTTTTTATACCTTAATATAGAAAAAAATTTTGACTAAATAAAACTTATTTAATCATTTTTAAAAATAAAAGATAAATAAAATATATTTATTGATTTAAATTAATTCATTTAATTACTGTATGCTAAACCACCCATACCAGACATGATACGGAGAACATTATAATTAACAGCGAATATCTTAGTAGCACCGTTACCGCTAGTAGTCCCCGGTTCTAATCTTGCGTTATCAATTCTTGAAAAGTTACAAGTCCCCGATGGTTGATGCTCTTCTGGTTTGAGGGCAAAAGAATATACAGCAATAGCATCATTAAATTTACCTATTCCGGCATCAACACCAGCGCCGGCGGCGGCACCACAATCAAGGGATCCCGAACCAGTATGATGTTCCCAGATTTGAGTTCTAGTAAAATATGTAGAATCTCTAGATGCAAAACGATCATGACCATTCAATTTGAGTATGATATTATCCCCACCGACCGAATCAGTTCCGTTAATTGTATCGCGAGTGAAAATCAATTCTTTAACTGGATGATTAAAATTTAATTCCCCTTTTCCATCAGTTAGAGAACCTTCTTGAACTTGTTCAATTAAGTATTCATGAGACACTTGAGCAAATCTTCTTCTTTCATCAGTGTCAAGATAGATGTAATCACACCATAATTTATTTGATGGAGACACTCCACCCCCAGAATATTTATCACCGATACTGTGATTTAAAATTACCTTAACTTCATGATATTGAAGGGCAATTAATGGTAGAGCAAGACCAGGATTACGACAAAACCAAAATTGAAGGGGTACATAGTGATGGGTATCGGGGTTACCGGTGGTTACCTTTGCTGAACCACCCATACCACTCATATTTTGAAATAATGTTCCATTTTTCGCGCTTAATCTTCCAACTTTTCCAGAAGGATTAAGTTCGGTTAAATAAGACCAAACATTCATCCAATGTCCAGTGTGCTTATCAATTTTTTGACCCCCAATTTCTAATTCTACATTATCGATCGCGGCAGAAGAAACATCATGGTCGCCATCATTATTTATTTTACCGGTAAGTTCTAAATACATTCTGTAAACTAAATCACCATTTCTAGAAATGGTTGCTGTACAACGGGATCCAGCAGACCCAGTTTGATTACCACTCCATGTTTGTTGAATTGCTTCCATTGAAAAGTTCGTGTGGCGGCGATACACAACCTTGAAAAAAGTAATCTGGGGATTCCCCGTTAAGTAAATATCCTGAGCTCCATAAGCAACAAGCTGCATTAAACCTCCTCCCATCTTTTTATACCTTAATATAGAAAAAAATTTTGAGAAAAGAAAACCAATTAAATATTTTAAAGATATTTAATTTGAAATTAAAATTTAAATTAAAGATTTAATAGGGATAAATTAATTTAATTACTGTATGCTAAACCGCCCATACCAGACATGATACGGAGGACATTGTAATTAACGGCATATACTGTTAATGATTCCGATGTGTCAGATTTTAATATAGTCATATCTAATTGAGCATTATCGATTCTCGAAAAATTACAAGTTCCTGATGGTTGATGCTCTTCCGGTTTAAGGGCAAAAGAATATACATTTATTTTTTTTTGCAAATCAGTATTTCCACCTAGCACCCTTTTTATAAATTGCACACGGATTGGTGAGGTCCCGGTGTTATTTGCTGAATCGGAGTCAAGAGTTGTTCCTTCATCCCCAACCTGAAATTGGCGTTCAAATGTTATATTGGTGGAGTCTTTGCTTATGACAGTCGATGAGAACTGCTGGAACTGAATCAAATCACCATCCGTAGACACAAGATTATTGCTATCCACATCATTTGTGGTGGCATCGAAACCGACATGAGTGATTTCTAATACAATTTCATCTCCGGGAATAACTTGATCGACTACGCCATTACCAGCGGGGAATTCAACATTGCATGTGCCCGCCACATCGACGGTGTAAACAATTTTGCTCGCCCCTGTCGCCAGGGCTGGTGTCCAAACTTTACCGATTTTAATCTCTCCTACTGACCCCAAGAATGCGTCAGCAATTTCAGAAGCAGGACTGTGGGTAGGTAAATTTTGCTGTGGGATATTTGTGTGATAATCATATGGTTGTTTTAAAGCAAAATATTCAGGGACTTGTTCCGAAAAACGATCATGACCATTAAGTTTTAATTTAATATCCTTAGCAGACATAATTTTCGAATGGGTCCAGATTAATTCTTTAACTGGGTGATTAAAATTTAATTTGAAAGTTTTTTGGGTCCCTGAACCACTAATCGCTGCTCCAGAGGAGACTACCTTTTCTTCTCTTTGAATCTGTTCAATAAGATATTCATGGGAAACTTGAGCAAATCTTCGCCTTTCATCTGTATCAAGATAAATATAATCACAATATACAGTGGGATTTGGAGAAGGTGCCCCACAAGTTCCCCAAGTAAACTTGAGTTTCACTTCGTGATATTGAAGGGCGATTAGTGGTAGAGCAAGACCAGGATTACGACAAAACCAGAAATTCAAAGGGATATGAATATTATCGACGCAGTCTGTCCCGCCAGTCTTCATTTCTTCTCCCGTACTTCCCGTCATACATCGATAAGGTATCGATTTATAAGAAGGAATACTTAGTTCACTCCAAACTTTATTCCATTCATCATAGTGACGATCAATTCTTTGACCGCCAATTTCTAATTCACATTCTTTAATTAAGTCCATACCCTTGCTGATACCGGATTCCTTAGATTGAACATAGCATCTAAAAACCAAATCACCATTTCTAGAAATAGTACAAGTAGCTGTACTACCGGAAGTACCTTGTGTATTTCCATTCAATGTTTGTTCAATAGTCTCCATTGAAAAGTTCGTGTGGCGGCGATACACAACCTTGAAAAAAGTAATCTGGGGATTCCCCGTTAAGTAAATATCCTGAGCTCCATAAGCGACAAGCTGCATTAAACCTCCTCCCATCTTTTTATACCTTAGTATAGAAAAAAATTTTGACTAAATAAAACTTATTTAAAATAAAAACTCAATCAAAATAACAAATAAAAATGATTCATAAAAACTTAAAGGAACAAATTTAGAAGGATCATTACCTAAATTCATAGTTAATTTTGGAGCAATTTTATTGTATGACCACTGAACTA